CTTAGATGTGGACCAACCCACTTCATAATACGTAGAGCCGTTTTGTACGTACTCTCGTGATGAACTATAAAACCCGCACTTAAACACAACCTCTTGGACATCATCAGCTAGTTGTTTTGATGACGTAAAATATTTAAAAGTAGTACAGTTTTTTCTTTGTCGCTCAGATCCGTCCCCGGCAACAAGCGCATTAAGAAAAATTTTAAGTAAATCTGGCGAAAGATTTAATATTTCTTTTGGTATACGCTTAAATTGCGCAACACATTTACCATTTGTTCCAACTTTGTCTTTAAAAAACTTGTAAAGTTGACCGTTGCCAACAGTGCCTTGCCACGCTTTGGAAGGTTTTTTCTTATAAATAGCTCCGTCTGGCTGTCGAATGATCTCACAAACCTTTTTATTAAAAATGGCAAAAAAATCCCTAACTGTTTGCGTCAAATCTTTAAAACAATCTGAGTTCAATGATTGGGTAAACCCTATATAACCAGTATTTAAATGCGTAGGATCGTCGGCCCTAGTAATACAGCCTTCGCTAATTAAATATCCTAGAAATTTAAGATACAATTCAGCTGGTATTTTTTTATCTAATACATCAAACGTTGAAACTTTATTACCTGTCCACTCGGCCACACTTCTAATATGGTATTGATATGGAGATTGGTTAGCCAGCTTTTCTGCTTTAATTTTTAACCACTCAGTTTTGCATTCTATTTTGTTTTTTTGAACATTTTTTTGTACATATAATTCATGGCCAGGGGTTACCATAATATCAATGCTTTTAGATTTGAGTCGATACATTTCTCCGCTATAATTTTTAACTATAGCATCTAATGGGGCGTGATATTCTATTTGTTGTGTAGTTGGGTTAAAACAAGCTATTTTTATACCTGGTTTAGCTACAGCGCCAACAACATAAGGTTGATTATAAGTTCCATCCATAACCTCTGAATATTCAATTACATCTTGATATTTCTTGAAACCTTGATCTGTCAGCACTTCTGTTTCTTCGTCGTGACACTCCTTAAATTTATCTAAGAGCATTAAGTTTCTAAAGTTGCTAACAATAACGCCAGTACCCCTGACTTCATATGGACTTATCTTTCTAGCCAAATGAGATACATAGAAATTATTTAGTGGTATGCTCTCTCCTCTCTTAACGTGCTCAACAATGGCTGGATCCAACTGCTGTCTCTGTTGAACATCAGATGGCTTTTGAGAAAATATCATACGCCTAAGATTCTCGTCCGGCCGCATACTAATAATTGGCTCTCCCGCAATAACAGAGCGCTTTACCGTAATATAATCCGGATTCTGTATTAGTAGCCGACTCCACTTTGCTGTTCGCTCATCTAGTTCGGCATAAATAAAGGCCTCTCCCAAAACCCAATATTCTTGAGCTATTTGGCAACACAAAGTCATAAGATCTAATTCTTCAACCATTTCGGCAAAGAACTTTTCAATTTTCTGATTCTTGCATTTAATATTTAATTTAGCAATTGGGTACGTAGAATGAAGGGTAATCGCATTATGAACAATTGGGTTAAGGGCAAAAAATGAACGACTCCAAGCATTAATAGTAGCTCTATCTCGCGGAAGATTTAAATTGCTATTAAGCCAAAGAGGACTGTATACTTCTGGAACTTGACGAGCTGTACTGCCTGAACCTCTGAATCCATTTCCACCCGAACCGCCAGCTCCCCCAGCCCCAGATACAGGAGACGTAGGAGTTGCCTGTGCCGCCCTAAAAATACCATCACCACTTCCTCTAACAACACCCGAGCTGGTTAATTCATTTCCTATAGCGCTTGATCTTTTGCTTCGTGGGGCGCCGGCTTGTATTTGAGGTGTATAGTTACCACTTTCTCTGTAGAGGCCTTGTTCTAGCTCATCTTCTAATGATTGCCTACGAACATGACTGACAGATTTGGCCATAAGCGGAGAGGCTTGTGGTGGTAAACTTTCTCTATGCTCTAAAATTTGTTCTGCTCGCGTTTTAACCATTTATTACCTTTTCTTCAGTAAATACACTAATATGCCTTTGTTTTTCATGCGGACAAACACCAAAATGACCACGGGAACAATTACAATTATAACAAAGAAGCCTATAATCATCTTTGGGAAAATTGTTATCTATTAATTTTTTGTACAAATTTATATTACGATCATTTATGCAATTGCCAGTAATGCCATTAACATGATCTATTGTAAGGAAGCAATAGTTTAATTCTTCACAACACTCACATTTCCCACCATAAGCATCTATTACCTTGACTCGTTTGTTCAATCTAGATACTCGCGAATTTAAACTAGTCACGTCTTTTACTTCCATTGCGCACTTCATACATATATTAAGATTAGATTTTTTAAAAAACAAATGAAAATTTTCTACATAATTTCTGGCAAATAAAAGTCTTTCAACCAAATGTTCATTGCACACAAAACATTTATCTTTTTTTAAATCACTATTATGTTCGCAAATTCCATATGAGCCAAGCATATAATTACAGTTGTAACAAAGAACTCTAAACCTATCTTTATCTGGGTAATTATTTTTTCTCATCCACCCGTACATTTTAATGCCAACTAATTTTTTATCTCTATCGGCACGACCGTCATTATTTATATGATCTATTGTTAAAAAATATAACTCTTTTTCTCTGCAACAAGCACAAACTCCGCCATAATTATTCATGGCCTCTCGCTTCAAATTCTCATCATATTTTTTTACTTTTGTTTTGTTTTTTTGAGGATCGTATTTTGAACGATAAAATGCTGTATGGCAAGTAATACAGTTATAATTTTGATGACGCTTAGAGCTTTCGTACCAATTAGCGCCGACAATAAGATCTTTTCCGCAAGTTCTACAACAGTGCATACACTACATATATCAGCTGCTCTGTCCTCGTTTCGGCATGTATCCAAGAACTGCCGGTATTTTTGCGTTTCTCTTTGCAATTTCGTACTTCATTAGTGCTGGCTGCGTAATTTTAAAGCCTTGAGTGATATGAAATTTGTACGCGAGGTAGGCATTGAGCAAACTTGCGAATCCATCATTAGGGCTAGGACCTTTAATATATCTTCTAATAGGATCTCCCTGCCGTCCTATATTTGCCCTAACATCCATACTGCAACAATGATTTATTAACCAAGATACTTCTTCAAATTGACCCATAGGAAATCTAATTGCTCCAGATTTTAATAGGCCCATCAATTCAGAATAATAATAATCTCTTTCGAAAACAATTTCTTTCGGGAAAATATCTCTAGTGAATTTAACGTGACCAATAACTTTAGGAGCTGCACGACTTGCCAAAAATCTTTCAAAATATTTTCTCTGTAAAGCGTGAGTTAAGTCGTAAGCGTCACCAATGTCTCCTACCGCAACCTGAATGCTGTAGCGCCTAAACATTTCGTCAACGATATCAAGTTTGCTTTGTGGATCTGTTTTTTGTAATCTTGTAGCAAATTCAATCACAAATCTATTAGGAGACTCTGCCGTAAGAATAACTCCACAGCTATATGATTGACCACGTTGACGACCGGCTAATTGATCCAATGCTCCACGCTGTCCCCAATCGAAACCTGCATACACCATCTTATTTTCGTGTGAGCCTATTGATTTTGTAAACTGGCGACCAATATCACCACAGTTTTCATATATTTCTTCCGGGCTAATAAGCGAACCGTCTCCGTCATAGAATTCTCCAAGAACTTCATTTTGATAAATTCGCTCAGTATTGTTTGGGTTTTTTTCCGGTTTCTGCCCAAGGATTGTTTCTTTTGTAAAATGCGGAATATAAAGCTGATTAATATGATAACCAATGTATTTAGAGTCTTTTGGATCTGCCCCACCAAACCTTACCCATTGCCCATTTTCGGCGGCCTGAATTTTTTCTTGTTCATGACCACATTCAGTACATTTAACAATTTTCCCATAAAGCCATATATCTTCCCAGTTAACGTCAGGTCTATATAATGGGAAAAGGCCTTCGCAACTTTCACATCTTAGGTGATAATAATGTTGTTCAGCCATCTTCCACATATTATGATAATTGGTGCCTTTTTGTTTTGGAGTTCCGAAATAAACTTGAACACCTTCGCCAACCGCTCCATAATGAGCTTGAGCGAGAACTTTAGTAACGGCACCTAAGGCAATTGAAGGGATGTCCTGCACCTCGTCAAAAAAAGCACAATCCATAGTAAGACCTCGAATCCTGTCACCGTCAATACCAGAACTTTCTACAAATAGTAAATTGCGCCCTTGAAATAATTTGAAGTGCATGTTATTATTAGCAGGGCTACTAGTATCCAACTTTGATTCCATAAATGATTTTAACATACCATTGCTTTTCAAAACTCCAGGCATTGGCTTTGAAGAGCTTATCATTGGATCAAGTTTGGTTTTTGAATATGAAGCAGCTAATGAAAGAGTAGGGAATAAATGACCCATACGCATAGGAGGTCTACCGTTGTTTCCAAAAAGCCCACAAGCCACAAAATAACATTCAAGGGCTGCGGCCATAGTAGTACCACCTATTTGCCTGCCCTTAACTAAGATTACAGGTTTGGCAGTGGGCTCAACGGCCTTTAGGGCAATGTAGCGATATATTTCTACGAACGGTTTATACCCATTTCCAGTTAATCTAAATGGGGCGCCGTCTAAAGTAAGATACGTTTCAATAAAATGAATAATGTCTAAATTTAATATATTATCCCGCAACATATCAAATGCTGACGGCTGTTCTATTTTAACTTTCTTCCCACTCATCGTTATATCATGCAAAAATATGCAGTGATTTTAGATAGTTACGGCAATAATTAATAAACTCTCTTAGGCATTAGTCCGGCAAACGGATCTCTATTTGAATCATTTGGCTCGTATGTCGCTCTCTCTGTACCTACTCCGCGGCCAATATTTGCAGCACCCATATCAGTCGGTTTTCGTTTAGAATTAATTAAACAAACTATATGTCTTGCCAAATCAGCGTCATCTAAATCTGACTCGCTAACATGACGTGAAAACATCTCTAAAATGCCCTGAAGAACCGCCGGCATTTGAATTCCGTACTGAGTATCTACAACGTTATTTATATAATTATCAATTGCTGGATTTTCGTCTAGTAACTTTGGCTTGGCGCTAGAATTTTTTTTTTCTTCTTCATCATCAGCAGATTTCATAATTTCTTGAGCTGACTGAGCAATTTTATTAGACGTTTCTCTTTGTTGGTACTTTAGTAAGCCTGTACGCTCTTGATAGTCTCTTACAGCGTCATCAACTGTGGCATAAGGAGAAACTTTTGTGCCATTCATAATAGAGTTCATGCGGTCATATATTGAAGGTTCGCTTGCTTTATTCCTGTTGCGGGCGACTTCTACAGCAGTTTTTTCATCATAGCTATTTGCGAATTGCTTCAACCAGTTTGGAACATTCTTTTGAGAAGATTCAAACTCATCCGTTCGTGATATTTTAATTCCGCCTCTGCTCATTGAAATCCTTATTAATCTAAGAAGCTTGCCGCATAATCAACGTTATTAGAAGATCTGTAATCAATCTCTTCTCCAATTTTGCCGCGATCAAGACGTAATGGAAAGGCCATATCTTGTAATAATTGAGTAAGTTCTAATCTCTCACGATCTGCAAATTTATATTTTTTATCAAAATGAGCATACAAATCTTCTAATCCGTGTCCAGCAGAAACATGACCGTTAATCATTGCTCTTGCGACAGCCGATATAAACAAAGGAACGGTAATTGAAATACCATTAATTTTTGTTGTTCCAGCTTCTTTAACAATAACGCCGGACTCATCTTCTGCTTTTTTCTTTTTATTATGACGCTTGAATTTTGAGGATTTTACTTTTTCGAGACGATCAACCAACCTCTCAAGGCCACCCTCAATTTCTTCTCTGCACTTTTCACACT